GGACCAACACTCACTGGATCTATCTCCTCTTCAGCAGGAGCATCGAGAGTACCAAGATCATCAACCTGGCGAGTTTCTTCGGCTGGCTCATCAGGATCAAGGCAGGCAGTTGGTGGTGTTTCGTCAGGAAAAACAATAGGGAAGTCATAACAATTCATGTAGGCGCCTTTCCACTTGCCATTATCACGCAAAGTGTACTCGGTACCATAGATCTCACGAAATGAAGACACCCAATAGTCGTAGTTGTGCTCAAGCGCGTCAAAGCCAATCTCTTCTTCCTTCAGAATGGCGATCAAGCGCGTCTGGACCTTTGCATAAGTTTCGCGACCATAGTTTACAGCTTCTATCAACACGGACAGACACTGTTGTTCTACTTGGTCTTTGAAGGGTATTGCTGCGTCCGTGCCTCGCACCGACATCGACTTAAACATCGAATCGGGTATGAGAGCACCAACAAGGTGACCTATGTCCGGATTATACACAGTTACTCGTTTCAAGAATGTCGCCTCATAGGCTGGAGTAAATGCTCGCTTAAATGTGCCTTTGTCGAACCCACCAGGCGTAATAACCATGTTGAAATGCCGCGCCATGTGGTCCGCCAACCAGATCTGGTTGAATCGGTAGTCAGGTGATTCGAACAGTGTGTCGTCTCCAAGGTGGAAACGCAATTGGTCATTGATCGCCTTTCTGTTCTTCAAGCCATACTCGTCGCAAAATGTTAGCCATGCGTAGTTAATCATGATCATTGACATAATCGCACCACCACACGCAGTGGGAGGTGAGCCACTAGACCATAACTTGTCCGCGACAAACACACACCCGTTAATCGAGTAGTAGGGGTCGATCAGTTCAAGAGCAATGCCATTGTACCAATTCATCTCGGACTCGGGTAGCGGTTCAGTATCGCCCCCGATGCGTCTCAAATGAATCGCCATCTCGACAAGCATCGTTGCCATCCGCGCTCGCACTGCATATGGTATGCTTAAGTCATACTTCGAGTAATCAATCTCCACCATAAGGTCTGGATCCTTTACACGTTGCATAACATGGTGCCAAGTGGGGCCCATCGGACTAACACCGATAGCTAACCCCGAGTCAACGGATGTGAGAGTTAAGGCATGTAACAATGGTCCAAAAGCTTTCATCATTACAATATGCGATTCGATTGGTACCGCTTGGAACACGCGTGCGGCACTCTTTTCACGAGGGCGTCCTTCACTTTTCAAGGACGAGCGATTTATTGTGCCTGGCTGGAGCCCGGCACGCAAATCACACTCATTCTTGTCAAGTATAGTTTGCGTTTTCTGATTAAGAGTCCACTGCCCATCGTCAGACCGTTCCATGCACTTAGACTTCTTTGAGTTCCACGGATGTCCAGCGCTTGTCGTTGAGCGAATAGTGTTGCAATAAGGGTTACAGGGTATACCATTTAAGACTTCTTCAGTCAAATACGGCTGTGTTCGGAAGTGGTCAGTTGCGGCAGTTTTAAAATAGTGCTCAAGTGTCGCTATAAGACTTTCCTTGACATTCTTGTACGCTTCCATAAGCGTGTCCTCATTGGGACACGCAGTAGGCAACTGCAAGTGGGCAACCATTCTGCGGTATGACTCGTTGTTCATCACAGAAGGTACCATATCTGGCACCGGAAATTTCTGCGCGAACTTTTCCTTGAGCTCATGTACGCGGACAGTGCTCCTCGGAGTCGAGATCTTACCAGCATCACCAAGAACGTGAACAACATTGTCACTGTCTTCAACAGGTACAAAACACAGTGGATTCTTTGGGTGCAAGTCAGCCAGCTTGATTGGATTTCCTTCCTTATCATATGGTAGCTGCTTTGACGCCGGGTATGGGAAGCCACGGGTTACACACCATTGTTCAAAGCCTCGCCAATCGGTTTTTGTTACTGCCGAAAAGTGTGCCTTGTTTGGTTGATTCTGATTGCCACCTGCACATATCCCGAGTATTACTTTTTCAGTATTGTCATCGCCGTACATAAGTACTGAGCCGGACTTTCCTGGTACTGCCCCCGTCGTAACGTCGGCAGTGAAATTGTATTTATCGAGATGTTGATCACCATTTGGCATGTTGAAGACACGGGAAATAAGCATCTGCATCGCTGTGACACCAGACTCCGCGACTATGTTCTTAGTCTTTGGTACATAATAGAGCCATTTCACATTCGAACGCGGAATTATGGGATCTTCCTGAAAATAACGTTTCAAACACGTACGATCGGAAGCTTGGTTTACGAAACAAAACAACACATCCCTGTCTTTCCCAGGGTCAAAACACGATGAACGGTACAAAACGAAGTTCTCATCCTCTGAGATATTCGCCCCGCGGATTCTAACACACATTGAGTCGCCAATAAAGCAGTGCTTGTTCATCAACATCCAGTGACTTGCAACAAAGAGTCCATGAAAGGACCCAACACCAGGGCTAATCACCTTAACCAAATTGTATTTAATCGCATCAAGAGCGACGTTCATTGGAAAAGTCCTTGTGTTTGCATCACCCTTAGGCTTTAGATAGTTCGCTCGCGCCCAAATTTGATCTTCAGGTCTACGAGCGCGTCTCTGCTCAGCAGTGAGAACTGGTTCATCACTCAAGGCCATGCAAGCTTGTGCTTGTGGGTAATCTTTTAAGTTATCGAGCACCTTCTTTGGCTTCGGTTTCGCCGACTTGAATGGAACTGTCTCACGCACACGTCGTTGTTGCATTGCCCTAACGGCAGAAAACGCCGCGTAGCCGCATGCAAACAAGGTACCCATTGCAACATATGTTGCGGGCGAAGTGAGCAAGACGTAGATCTTGTCATAGATCGTACTATAACCAGTCATCTTCAAAAACACTCGGAACGCATGTTTGAAAAAGTACTCAGACGTGCGCTTGTACCATGGGCCTTCACATGTAGGCCACACCTTCTGGTTAA